GCGCGGTACATCGGTAGATGACATGACACCCGCCCGTTTGCGATCGCTCGATGACCAGCCGTTCGATTAGTCCGGGGGCTTCACCCGAGACAAGTTCCCGCCACTGCTCGAATAGCTCGGCCCCGTGGTCGAAGTCGATCATCTCCAGGTTGCTTGAGGTCGCGCCCGTGAGAACACATGCTGCGGCGGTATCGGCAAACCACGTCGCAACTTGCCGCTCGGTCGGCAGACGCCGCTGGTATTGCTTCCAGGCGGTAAGTGCCGGGCGCTTCTCGGCCAAGTGTGCGGGCAGCACGCACAAGCCGGCTCGAAGATAGGTGAGCGCGGTCTCAACCATCAGAATGGTACGTCCTCGCAATAATCAGAGTCGAACTCGCCCGCAAGCACGGGCTCCGGCAACGGCCCGAGCTTGTAGCGAATGATGCGTCCGTACTTTTCACCCGCGATCCGGCGCACTGTGATGCGCTCGGTATGCGCCAGGCCGTCGCCTTCAGCGATCTCGACCGCGCGCTCGGCGTTGTCGGGCACAGGATCGGGCGAGCGCTGCCTCCACCACGCGATGGCCTTCTGGCGCGCGTAGCCTTCGTGTTCCAAGCAGATGAACTCACTCTGCCAGTGATGGAAGCCGAGCTTATAATCGACCCGGAATGTTCTCGGTGCGTCAGGCGGTGCGTCGCGCTTCTCGTGAACTCGATAAGCGACGTCGAGCACTTCATGCTCGGTGTCCTGAACCTTGCCCGAAAGGATGTCCGCCTCGGTCGCCTGGGCCTCGTGCTTGCGTCGCTCTGGCGGTGGGAACTCGTAGCCGCATTGGGGGCAACGGGCATATCCTGTGGCGATGAGAGCGTTGCATTCGGGGCACTCTTTCGCGGGAGCCTGGCCGTTATCGTTGCCCGGGCGCTCGGTCGCTTTAATCTGATCTACGGGTCCATGGCGCAGGACGTTCCCGCCGAAGTCGAGGACGAGGCAATTCTGCTTATTGGGATGAAGCCGAAAGCCGCGACCGACCATCTGGTAATAGAGTCCCGGCGACATGGTCGGCCGCACGAGAGCGACGCAATCGATATGGGGCGAGTCAAAACCTGTGGTCAGCACATTCACGTTGCACAGATACTTCAGGTTCCCGTTTCGGAAGTGTGTGATAATTGCGTGGCGTTCCTTGATCGGTGTTTCGCCAGTCACGAATCCGCATTGAACTCCGTGCCGTCCCTCGAGCATCTCGACGATATGCCGACCGTGCTTCACGCCGCTCGCGAAGATCAACGTGGCGTTGCGATCTCGCGTGTAGTCGACGAGCTCGTCACATGCGGCTTGAACCAGTGCGTCCTGGTCCATCAGGTCTTCGAGCTCGTCGCCAATGAATTCACCAGCACGGACATGAACCTTTGAAGTGTCGGCCTTAACCTTCCCGGCCTTTGTGACCAGCGCGCAGAGGTAATCGTCACGGATGAGCCCCGCGACACCGACTTCGTAGCAGATGTGATTGAGAAATCCGTCGGGTGTGCAGATCGGCCCGGTCTTGAGTCGAAACGGAGTCGCCGTAAACCCGATGACACGAAGATTTGGATTGACGACCTTTGCCTCGGCCAGGAATTGCCGGTACATCCCCTCGCCTTCGAGGGGCACGAGGTGCGCCTCGTCGATCAGCACGAGATCAAACGGCTCGAACTCGCACGCGCGCCAATACACCGACTGAATTCCCGCGACGATCACCGAATGCCGTGTGTCGCGCCGCTTCAGCCCCGCCGAATAGACGCCGTAGCGGACTTCGGGGCAGACGCGCGTCAGTTTGTCGGCCGTTTGTTCGAGCAGCTCCTTAACGTGCGCGAGAATGAGCACACGCCCATTCCACGGCCCGATCGCATCCTTGCAGATGCTGGCCATGAGTGGAGACTTGCCGCCGGCCGTCGGAATGACGACGCATGGGTTGTCGTCGCGCGAGCGCAGATGCTCGTAGACGGCGAGCTTGGCGGCTTCTTGATATGGGCGAAGTTGCAGCATTCATACCTTCCTGATACGTACAGTGGTCTTGCCGCCGGCAACGGGCTCGGCCTTCTCGATCGAAAGGCGCACGATCTGGCCGTCGTCGGCATACGCGCCGCCGTGCTGGAGCGCGTCCAGCAAGGGCTTCTGAACGTTGTCGATGTCTCGAACACGGCGGTCAGGTGGAGACACCACGATCTCAACGGCGAGCGCACCGGTGAGCGGGCGAACTCCACTTGCGGCGAGGATCGCGCACACCGCTTTTCGGAATGCGCGACCCCCGCGACTGATGAGCGTCTTGGTTCCCCAATGGCGCCAGTAGTGATTGACGCTCGGCGGGTATGGGAGTTCGAAGACCAACATCACGAGCGTTTCCAAGGAGGCGGGCCTTCTGGCGCCGGCGGGGCGTTGTTCGCGGGCTGTGCTGACTCCTTTCTTGTGTAGCCCTTGATCTCGTTCGTGAGCTCGCCGGTGTCCTGGCGCTTCTTGCAAGCGACGTGAATGACGAGTGGCAGATTGTGAAGGTCGACGCTGTCCTTGGGCGAATTCACGCCGACCGCCCGACAAATTGCGGAGAGGTCCGCCAGCGCGATTTTCACCGCAGTTTCATTCGGGTTTTGGAGATTGAGTCTCGACCAGACAAATCGGTTCTTGCAGGGGCCATCGATGACCTGAAACGCGAGCTGGAGGTATGAACCTGTCCCCGCCTTGGTCGGTTTCATTTCGCTATCGGTGATGACGGCCAAGTACTTTCCCGCGGGGATTGGTTCGAACTCCGTTGATGGTTCAACTTGGTTCGCGTCAAATCCGTTGAGGTCAGCCATTCGATTGTTCTCCAGGGTTGGGGTTGTGATTGGACAGCGCCGCGACGAACGCGGCCCAGGACAAGGGGAGCTCCTCGGTCAGCGAATAACGGTTCTTGGCGAGACACGTCGGCCCTCCGACCGTACGGATGATGCGCTCGCCGCCGTCCTTGCCAACGGCGTGTGCGATCGTGCGTTTGCGTCCGAAACCGGCGTCGTCGGTCTGGGTGCGCAGCTTGCGGGTGGCAAACAGCACTGCGTCGGCCCATTCGGTGATTAGCGACGCGGCGTGCTTGTTCAGGCGCGGAGAGTACCGGTCAAAAGGCGGCACCTCGGGGTCTTCAAACTTCTCGATCTTCGTGTGCGCGATGATGAGCACGACCATTCCACGCTGGTCACGCAACGCATTGAGAAGGTCGATCACCTCGCGCCAGTAGTTCAGCGCGTGGATGTAACCGCGCGCGTAACCGCCGTCGGCTTTTTCGATATTCTTGACACCGAAGTCGGCACAGACGCGGTCGAAGATCAGCCTCTCGAGCCAATCTCCCGAATCGAGCACGACGGTTTCGTACTCGTGTTGATCAGTTCGCAGCTCATTGAGCGCGGCGGAGACATCTTCGTACTTTGTGGCAAGTGGGAATCGCTCGCAATCGATCTGGTCCAAGCCATCTTCGGTTGGTAGGAAGATCGGCTTTGGCGTCTGGGCGCCGAACGTGCTCTTGCCGATGCCCGGCGTGCCGTAGAGAACCAAGCGCGGTGGTCTAGCGACCACGCCGCGCTGGATGCGCGCGAGCATGCTCATGCGGCAACCCCCTCGCGCGCTCGGTTGACACCACCATCAACGCGCTCGACGCGGAACGAGTCCGCGCCGAATTCTCGGATCAGAAAGCCTGTGAAAAAGCGGTTGAGATCGCGCCCGACCGGCGTGCCCGCATCTATGACGCAGGCACGCTTGGCAGGATCGAGGTAGTGCGCCGCATCGAGGCGGGTCTGCGCTTCGCCATATAAACTCTCCGCCGCCAGGACGGCCAGTAGTAGCGAAGCTTCAACCTCCTCGATGGGCACTTCCTCTCTGAAGGCGTAGCGATACATGTCCTTGGTCATGTCGTTTTCCTCGCGTCGAATAACCGAGTCTCTATCTGGAGACCTACCCGGTTCCGGCGCGAGATGACGATCACGAATCCAAGTAATCCTGCATGTCTACCTTCTCAAAGCGCTGCCGGATGCGACGCATCCAGTCGTTAAGCGTCGTTCTTGGGACGCCCAACTCCTTTGCGATTTCCGGCATGGTCTTCGACTTGCGCAGCTCGAGCAGCGTGCGCCAGGTCTGCGGGAGTGTGG